GCGGTTATCTACGTGTACCCAGATGTCTGTTCGAGGCTGGCTGTGACAGCCTACTTCGAGCACCTCAAAGCGCCTAACCAGCGCCCCGGGGAAAAGTAACACTCGCATACGGTACAGCGAATAACTTAGATCAACCTCCTCTGTAAATTCCGGGGCCTTCGGGCCCTGGGCGGTGGCTACTGCGGTGGCTGCTCCTTGGTGGTACCTACGGGAAGCAGATGTTTTGTGACCCTTGGTGTCTTCGTCTAAGCTGTGCTATTGGGATTTTGTCCCTTCGTCGCAATCACATCTTTTGGAGTGATTATTCAATGCTTAACATTGAAGTGCAGGCTTACTTGAAGTTGGTTGAGTCATTAGATACGCCGGTGTCGCTTTCCTGCTGGCTGTTAGCGAAGAACGGAGAGTGGGATCAGTTGGTCAGTAAGACGATTGACCCCATGAACTACTCCGATGCTAACAGCTTCGCAGATGATTACCTGGCTGTGTCTGTATTACGGAAGAATCAGCGGTTGCCCACCTCCTTTGATAGGAGAAAAGTGGCCGTAGAGAAATTCCACGACTCAGAACGTACGTGTGCTGAAACAAATGAACGTCTCCGCGGATTTATTAAGGACCCTTCCGGGTCCCCCATGATGCTAACTGCCGTGATGAACGCGCAGCGCATTATTTGGGAAATCCTTGGACCTCTCACGAGGTCCAAACTTGCTTTTGCGGAGAAAAACATGCGTTTTGGCCCGGGCGCTACGACGGCCGTCTCAGGCCGTGACGTAACTCCTTCAAGAAAATTTACAGGCTCTTTGCATGTAACGCCTCGGTTGTACCCTTACTGGAAATCCCTCGTGCCGAAACTTTGGCGTGAGGCCACCACGGAGATTGCTTTACGTGGTGCCAGCAAGGTTACTTGTGTCCCCAAGGATGCTAAGACCGATCGTTTGATAGCCATTGAGCCCCATCTGAATATTTACTGTCAGCTGGGGTTTGGTGCGCTTCTTCGCGACCGGTTGAGGCGCTTTGGGCTCGATCTGAATGACCAAACTAGGAATCAACGGTTAGCTAAGGCCGCAATAGATCGCGGGCTAGCCACAATTGATTTGTCTTCTGCTAGTGATTCTGTTAGCAGAGAACTAGTTTGGCTGCTTCTACCTCCCGAATGGGCTGCTGCCTTAGACCTTTCGCGTAGCGAATACGCGGAGGTTGACGGCGTTGAACATCGGTTGGAGAAGTTCTCGTCAATGGGAAATGGCTACACGTTCGAGCTGGAAAGCTTAATCTTCTATGCTTTGGCGCTCGCCGTATGTCCTAACGAGAGACCCTGCACTTCACTAAAAGACATTGACGAACCTTACGTCAGCGTCTACGGGGACGACATCATTGTTCCCGGTACGAATGCAGGGGTTCTGATCGAGGTGCTGAACTTTCTCGGGTTCAGCACGAACATCTCGAAGACCTTCCTGGCAGGAAGATTCTTTGAGAGTTGCGGTACGGACTATTTTGATGCGATTAACGTGCGCCCGTTCTTTTGGCGGGGTGAACGCGATGACCCATCCCAGATTTTGTTTAGGATGGCCAACTCGATCCGACGTTACGCATCACGGCGCCTCAACCACTTAGGTTGCGACCGACGTTTCCTTCCGGCTTGGCTGTATGTTGTATCGCAGCTTTCGCCTGAGAAACGTAGGACCCGCATCCCGGACGGTTTCGGCGACGGGGGACTCATCAGTAATTTTGATGAGGCTACCCCATCTAAAGCCCGGC